GTTATAATAAGAGAAACTATATCGCTCGTAACCTTTAACAAGGAGATTGTCAGTGACGAAGTCAACCTGCATGTCACTCTCGAACTTGATGCGCTCCATGTAGGAGAGGCCGTCGATGTTCGTGAGCAGGAACCAGGCGTAGAACGAGGTCAGGAAGTCGTTGACCATGTAGCCTTCGGGCAAGCCGCCGGCGGTGGTCAGGATCGCGTTGACGTCGTTGTCCGCGGTGCCGGGGCGCAGTTCGGTCTTGAGCAGGCGGATGGCGACCGGTTCCAGCTGCGGCGGCACGATGAGCTTCCGGCCGCGGGCGAAGACCTTCAGGCCGGCCTGGTCGCGGAAGTTCGTGCGGATGTTGATCATCGAGTTGAGCAGCGTGGCCTCGTTGAGGTCGACCTGCGTCGTGGGGGTGTTGGCCACGGTGCCGCCGTCAATCGGGTGGGCCGTGGAGGCAAGCGCCACGCCGTCGCCGCCGACCGACGAGTTGTAGGTCGTGGCCGTGTTCAGGATGTTGGCGCCGTAGATTTCCTTGGTCTGCTGAAAGGACTCGATCAGGCCGAGGTTAGAGGGGTGAAATTGGCTCTTATACAAATTGTCATCTATAGCTTTGCGGGTGATCGCATAGCCGAGGCCGATTTCCGTATGCTCTTGATTGTAGATGTACCGCTCACCAGCGCCATTATCAAAGGAAGTCTGGCCGCCTTCGGTCTTCAACTGAGCAAGACCCAAGTAACGCATCTCAGCAGTGCGCTCAAGAGCCATTTTGGAGGTGTGCTTGGTGAAAATCTTGTCGTACTGAGACGGGATCATCTCGTACTTGCCCTCGATCCCGCGGAGGCCGGGGAGCAACAGGTCTTTGATTGCACTTAGGTTGACCGCCATGACTTAAGCCCTTTCTGTGACAAGGGCCGCGACCAAACGCGCCCGTGGGGAGACGGCACTAAGACAACCATACATAAGTTGTCTTAGCCCCGGTACCGTGTTATAAAAATCGCGGTAGCAGGAGAACACCACATGACCAAACGAAACCCGCCGGGGTACTGGACGCTTGATCGATGCAAGGAGAGCGCGCTCGATTTCCGAACGCGAAAGGAGTGGTTTCGAGGAGGAGGGTACGCCTACCTCTCGGCCAGCCGCAATAAGTGGCTGGACGAATGCTGCACCCATATGGAACAGGTGCGCAAGCCAAACAGGTACTGGACGCGCGAGCGGTGCGCGGAAAGCGCCCGCGCCTTCCAGACGCGCGCCGCGTGGTTCGCGGGCGAAGTCAGTGCTTATCTGACCGCTACCCGCAGCGGCTGGCTCGACGAATGCTGCACCCATATGATGCGCCCGCAAGCTGCCTTCCATTCGCGAACCGATGGCGAATTGGCGGCCGCTGCGCTGGCATTCAAAACACGCACGGAATGGCTGCGCGGCAACCCCAAGACCTTCCAGTACGCGAAGCGCCACGGTACCTTTGAAACATTCTGCAAGCACATGCCGGCCCGCGCGAACAACGTCGCGCAAAAAGCATTTGCCCAATATATTCGTGGCCTTGCGCCCGAGGGCTGTGAAATTCAGGAAGAAGTCCGTGGTCTTTTCGCAAACCAGCGGGAATCCATCGACATCGTCGCTTACCGCAACGGTTCGGCGTTTCTTGCCATCGAGTATTGCGGAATCTACTGGCACAGCGAAGCCAAGAGGTCCGACAGGATGTACCACGAACGGCGTCGGCTTGAATGCGCGGCCAAAGGCATCCGCCTCATCCACTTGTGGGAGGACGTTGCTAACGACCCGCGGCAACTGAGCGTCATTGAAAATGCGCTCGGCGTTAGACGCCCCGCTCTGCGCGCGTCTAAGTGCGAATTGCAGGAGATTACGTCTGGCGAAGCGCTTCCGTTTTTCAAAGCCAACCACCCGCAAGGATATTCCCGTGCTGACTTGTTTTACGGACTGCTTCACGACGGCCGTATCGTAGCGGCCATGTCCTTCCGAAAGTCTACCGACCGCTACACCGGCGTCGGAAAGTACGATTGGGCGCTCCACCGCTTCGCTACCGACATAAATTTGCGTGTCCACGGCGCGGCTTCCAAGCTGTTCGCTATGCGGCCCGCCGGCGCCATTGTCAGTTACTGCGATCTCGATCTTTTCACCGGGGGCGTCTACGCCGCGCTGGGTTTCGATCTGGTCCGCGTCAACCCGCCCGGGTACTGCTGGGTTAAAAGCGAAAAACGCATATCCATGTACCGTGCGCAGAAGCACCTGCTGCCAAAACTGCTTGGCGCCGACTTCCGCGCGGATGAATCTGAGGCCGAAAACATGCGCCGCTGCGGCTGGGCAAAGCTCTGGCATACGGGAATGGCGGTTTACGCCTTCCCCGGTAACCAGTGATTTGTTTGCAGCCGCAGCGGTCATGGATTAAGCGCCTGTGAAGTTGCGCGTGGAAACATCGTTGAAGGCGACGATAGCCCAGTCATACGCCTGGCTGTTCGACAACGTGCCCTGAGCGCCGGGCGGGTTGTTGACGATGCCGACGACGCGGAAAGGCGAATTGACGTTGTACGTCGCGGTATTCAGCGTCGTGCTGTCGAGGTAGGCGCCCGAGATGCCGTTGGCGGTCGTGCCAGTCCCAATCACAAAGCCGATGGTCGCGTTGACGTCGGCCAGTGCGAGTCCGGTGGCGTCGGTCTGTGCGACCCACTGCGCGTTCGGGTCGTTGACAATGTAGCCCTCGACGAAATTGCCCGAGGCAACGTCGGAGCCGGGCCAGTAGTTCGACCACACGGTGCGCTTCTGGGCGACGGAGAGGTATTTGCAGCCGACGAAGACGCCAGCAATGCCGACGATGCCGGGGGCGGCGCCAGTCGAGGCGGCCTGCGCGACAGTGCCATCGGCCTGAAGCACGACGGGGTCGCCGAAGAAGATGTTGGTGGCGTTGTAGTCGATGGAGACGGCGACCTGTTCATAGGTCGGCGCGCTGCCGCGACCGGAAAACTGACGGAAGCCAAAGGGGGCGCTGACGTTAGCAGTCATGAGTAGGCATCCTCTTTCAAGGAGACCCCCTGGCTACGCCGAGCAGTTTGGGAGAGTCGGGAACTGGTAAGCCGCCCCGAGGCGACGTATTCGCGTATTTAACGCCAAGTTGCCTGTCGCGTCAAGTAGGCGTGAAAAAGGGGCTGGAAGGCCCCTTAATCTCTATCACCCGGCACTGGCATCGGTGAATAACCGCGCTTGACGCTGGCCAAGGACGAACCCTTGTTGTCGCGGCTGAACTGGCCTTGCGGCGCCGACGCCAGCTGGTCTTCCTTGATGCGGACTTGGTCGCGGGCGCGCTTCTTCTCGATGTTCTGCGCTTCGTCGGTGATTTCCTTGGGGCGCTCCATCAGGATCATGCCCCGGCGAGTGATGGCCGCTTCCTTGTAGTCGTGCGGCATCATCTCCGGGTGGCGCTTGGCTGGCACAGCCTCCCAGCCGGTGCGGGCAAGCGACACCTGGTAAGCCGGGTCTTCCTTGCCGAGCACGGTCAGCATCTTCCACTCATACGACCAGCCCGCCGGGATAACTGACGGGTCAACATAAAAGTCATCGGTGCCTTCGTCGAGGACGCCGCCGGCGAAGTTGCCGCGCAACTCGGCCACGCGCATTGCGGCGCGGGACTGCGAATCATCAGCGCCATCACGCAGTGAGCCGCGCGGGTCCGCATCGGGATGACCGGGGTTGAAAGATGCGCCGGGCGCTTTGGGGTTGGTAGCCATCAATGAATCCTTCCTTCACGCTTAAGGTGCTCGCGAGCAGCGGCGTATTCCTGTTCAGTCATGCCGGCCATTTCCGCCGCTTCCCGCTCCGCAGGCGACAGGCGAACACCACGACCGTTCGGCGCCCCGCGGCTGACGGGCGCCGCTGGCGGCGCAGCTTGTCGAGCGGGGGCGACTTTAGCAGCCGACGCCATCGGGTCGTCGTCGTCGTCTTCAGTCAGCGCGGGTTCGGGCGCCTTTTTGAAGACGACGCTTTCGACAGTCTGAAAATACTCGTCGGAGTCGGGCGCGATACCGTCCGCAACCGCGATGTTGTGGGCCGCGATCATCTTGGCGTAGAGCTTCGGGTCGCGGGCGCACTCGGGATGCGCGCGAACCCACGTGGCGGAACGCGGCGTAAGCTGCGCGGCCAATGCTTCGACCGGGTCAAGCTGGATCGGCTTCGGAGCCTGCGGCTTGGGCTGCGCCTCCATGGCGGCCTTGCCGTTTTCAAGCTGCAAGAGCTTGGCGGCGTTATCCGACATTTGCGACTGCATCTCGGCGGCGGTGTCAAAATCGCCAGCGCGCATTGCCTCGGCCAGCGCCACCTTGAGCTGCGTCGCCGTTTCCTTGATGCGGTCGATAGCCGTCGTGACCAACTGCAATTGACTATCGGCCACTTCGACTTTCGACTTATGCGCATTCTGCTCCGACTCGTAGAAGCGGCGCTCAGCGTCAACGCGACCCGTGCGCTCACGTTCCAGCTGCGCCTTCAGCTCAAGGATGGGGTCCGGCGCGTCGGGTACGGTCTTTTCGACTGCGGCAGGCGCCTCGCCGGAAAGATCGGGCGGCGTCCAGTCGGGGTCGATGAGTTCGGGATCGGCTTGCTTCTTGGCCATTCAGGTCACCAGATCGAATCGGGGTTAGCGACACGCCCTTTCACCGACGTATCGGTGAGGATGCGGCAGGGAACTTTGTTGACATCGATGTTCCAGCCGTCCGAGGGGCGAAACAGAATCCACTCGCCAACTGAGATATCGGGGAACGACCATTCCTCGGTGCTGACGAAAGCCTTCGGCCCCTTCATGATGACGAGGCCGAGCTTGCTCTGGTACTTGCCCTCGTCACGGGTCCGCTGCGTCAACAGAATGCCGCCCTTGGTCTTCTCGGGCTCAAGCTGGATGGCCACGAGCACCTGGTTGTGCAGCAGTTCGATGCCGGAAGTGTCGCCCAGTTCGTTCAAAAGCTTCTGGGCCGGGTCAATTTCAGTCGTCAATTCAAAGCCCTCTTTCGCGCTCGTCGGCTTCCTTCTCGGCGTCGTCGAGAATTTCAAGAGCGTCTTCCAGCCCTCTTATCTCCCCGACGACTTCACGGTACGCATCGAAAGTAGGGACGCCCGCGCCGTAAGCCAACTTGTCTTTTAGCCCGTCGATCCGTATTCGGATGAGGCTCCGCATACTATGCGAGAAAACATGTCTCATTGCAAGAGGGGGCATTGTTTATAGGGCTCACTTGGTCATTGCGAGGAAATGTTGGGCGGCGGCTGTTAGGGCGCCGCTGATAAGAGCGCCAACCGCAGCGCCTTGCACGGCCACCACTTGCCACGCGCCTTTGCGCTCGGCAATTTGCGCGCTGACCGTCTTTTCTAGCACTATAAGCCGCCCCTCGTGGGTGGCGCGGTGCTCGATTTCAAAGCTATCATGAGCGGCTAGAGCCGCCTTCATCTCGTCAAGGCGGTACAAAACCAAATCCTGCTTGGCTTCGACGCTCTGCGATTTTCGCAAAAGCTCCCATATGTCGCGCAAATCTCGACCATGCGCCTCTACTTGAGCTTTTATGCCAGCGATGTCTGCATCCACGGCCATCTCCAAAGACCTACTTGGCCGAAGCAGGGGCGGCCAAAGGCGCGGAAACCGACAAACCAACGACAGGAACTTTTGCGCAGAGTGAGCTAAAGCTGAAAGGGAGCGGCATAACGCTAAGCGCCTGCACGGCGTTGGCCGCGTCGCTCCAAACCTGCGCGCAGGCTGGCTCGCGGCAAAGTTCGTTGAGCGCGGCCTGATCGAGCCGCGCTTATTCAACATCGGTCGCCAAGTGCATGCTGACCGGTAATGGGTGCGCCTTGATCAGCGCCGCAAGCGTCGAGATCTTCGTGAAGCACGCCTGCCCGACCTGATCTTGCAGGCCAGGAAACGCCGTCGATGCCGCGATAGCAGCCTTCACGTCTTCATCGGCCCAATTTGCGAGGAGGTTAAGCGGATTGCTGGCCGCCAACTGACGAGTGGGTGGCGCCGGCTGCGCCTTTGCGGACTGCGGGGCGCAAAGCGCCAGCGCAATCCCGATGCCGATAAAGGCAATGACCGCTTTGGGGGTGTTTGAGAAAACCCCGACGAGCGGTCCCTTATCATTGCTGGCGAAAAGCGTCCCGCCGGCGGTGATTGCCGACGAAAACTTGAGAACCCACGTCGACCAGGTGACGATAGTGGCCTGCAGGTCGGCGTTTACCGGCGGTGGGAAGGCCGATAGCGCAGCGCAGAGGGCCGTGAAGACCGCAAAACCGGATACCCAGCTCATATTGATGGAAAACTGTTTCGGCATTGCCTTTAGCTCCGGTGTTCAAGCGGCACAACGACAAAATCGCACATTTTTGCCATAAACGATAGCGACATAGCCAAATCGGACGGCGATGTCGTGTGATCCGGCTTGAGCAAATGCTCGGAAACGACGCCGTTATGCCGAAGCGCGTCCGTAATCAATGCTGAACAGATAACGTGCCCTAGCGTGTGCATGTCTTTATGCAGCGCAAAGCCCGCAATCGCCTCGTAATCATAAGGTGTGCCGATCTTGCTGACCAGAAACGTCTCCCACGCGTCAATTTGCTCGTTGGTGCGCGGGATATAGACAAACATTTGATTGGTCGAGTCGGCGTCCGCGTCATTTGCCCGGCGCGCAACGCCGCCGCCATATGCGCCGATGACGGTCCCGTCACGCAAGACCGCCTCGACGTGCGATACCGGCGCCATCGTATCGGCGCGGATCAGGAACGCCAGCGGGCTGTTGTAATCCGTAACGAACCGGATGGAGATATGGCCGCTAAGCGGGGCCGGGACGATCAGTGGCATCAGGCGCTCCGCAGTTCATTCATGGCGGCGTAAAGGCCGGCGTAGTCAAATCCCGATGGCGCCTGACCGCTATTGCCGATCCACGCAGCGGCCAGAATCGGATGCGCCTCGTCAACGTAGGCGTCCCAGAAGGCCCAGGTCATGCGCTTGAGGGCGCCCCAGGTGATGCACGTCAGGCCGTTGGCATCGTACCCGACAACGTAAACGCAATGACCGCCCCAGCTTCCAGGGGCGCCGTCGCCCGCGACGCCCGAAGCCGGAACGTCCCAAATATCCTGGCTCTGAGCGGCAGCCGGAAGCGCGATGCCGATGTAGCAGCCGCCAAACAGCGCGATTGACTGCTTGACCTGCGTCTCGTTCTTCACGTTGACCGAGCAGAACGCGCCAATGTGGTGACCGTAGTAGCCGTTCTTGCTCAGGTAGGCGAGCACGTCGACTTCGACGCCGCCTTGATCA